AGCCTGCTTAGAAGCACCTTGCTGATTCAGGCGCTTACAGACGATTTTCAGCATGACATGGCAACCATCATGAAAATTTACACCAAGCCAATCCTTGCGTATCAGTGCGGCACGGAAAAGGCTGAGTGGTCGGACATTAAACTGCAGGCATTTATCGACGGCATGGCAGAACGCCAACAAGGAACCGACCTCGCGTTCAAACACGACGTAACTCCAATACCTATTGACAGCATGACTCGTGGATTGCGGGTTGAATGGTGGCTAAACTACCTGCTAACTCAACGTAACGCACAGTTAGGCGTTCCCAAGTTGTTTTTGGGAGAAATTGAAAACGCAAACAGATCAACCGCTGACATAGTTATGCAGGAATTCGTCACTCGCCTTCGCATGCGCCAGGAACACATAAAGTACACTTACGAAACGGAGTTGTTCCCAGCTATCCTGCAAGGTGACTTTCCGGGATCGCTCATACCCTCGGATAAGATTCCAAAGATAAAGTGGCGACCAATCTGGGAGCCCGCAGCAGACGTTTTGGTTGACCAACAAATTGCACTCTTCCAAGCAGGCCTAACCGGAGATCTAGAAGCCCGAGCAAAACTTGGGTTGCCTGAAGAAGTCTGGGGTAACCTGGCAACTATGCGTCAAAGTTACGACCAAGCAATGCCCGACGACGCCGTCAGCAAAAGCGGTGCATCGCAGCTTTCTCCACAACTAAAGGCTTCTCAAAGACAGATCAGCATGAACGGGAAAAGCTATGTTATCTCAGAAATTCCAAGACAATGACATGCAGGATGCAGTCAACGCTTTTCTTGCGTTTAAGGCTTTCAAGGCAGCCGTCGTTAATCCCGCAATCCGCTACACTGTTTGGCGCTATGTAACTGAAGGCCTAAAACCAAGCCCTAATCTTTGCCAGAACTGCCAGAACCATAATACTGATGTCTACGAGCTGAAGGATCCGGACGAGTTGAAGGATATGTTTCCTTATGGAGAATGGCTTGATGAGGACACTTTTGCGGTGAATCTGCATCCAAATTGTGTTTGCCTTGTAGTTCGTGACCATGACGTTTACTGGTAACTAAAGAGAGAGAACAATGAGCGCTTCTAAACCCAACATTCATCTAGACTACAATGTGCCCGTCACTTTCAAGAGAAGCCCTGACGGCAAAGTCCTGCTCATTCAAGGCACAGCCATCGACGACACAGTTAACGCGAATAGTTGGCAGGTCCCCGCTGAAGAACTGCCGTATTTTGTGACTAACAGCCAAAACGCTCAGATACGGGTTGACCATGGCGACCGAGTGGAAGACATCAAAGGCGTCATCAACATTTTGCACTTGCCTAAGGCCTCAACTGATGGCAGAATCGTTGTTCCTTTCGAGGGAGAAGTATCCGGCGATGAGGAACTGCTTACAAAAATCGAGCGAGAATACGTCAACAGTGTTAGCCCACGGATTCTTGGAGAAGCATACTGTAGCCAATGCGGATCCCGCTCAAGAGATGACCAAATGAATTTGGTCCACATTTGCCGTGGGGCTTGGGAAATCATGCGCAGACCACGCCTTGTCGAGTTAAGCATTGTCTCGATAGGCGCCTATGAACACGCCAAGTTTAAGCCCGTTGGCTTTGCGGCTGCCATGAAAGCAGACCAACAGCAAGCTATCAGAAAAGCGCTAACCGTGCAGGAAAAAGTTCCATGTGGACTATGTGCAAACGCTTTGACCCTTAGTTGTTTAAGTTGTAATTCCCAGGAACACTCCCAAAAGGGAGCTAACCAAAAAAACGAAAACAAAAATTCGGAGGAGAAAAAATTGTCAACAAATCAACCCATAGATGCAGAAGCCATAAAGGCAATGATGGAAAAGCACGCAAACAACTTGTCAGAAGCATGCAACAAAGCCTCAGCTGAAGCAGTAACAAAAGCAGTCGAAGCCGCAAGAGAAGCAGTCAAATTGGAAACCGCCGCGATCGCAGCTAAAGTCGACGAATCCATAAAACAAGCACTAAAGCAACGGGCGCCTGGAAAAGGAGTTGCGGGAGTCCTAAACGAGCACTCAGAACCACAGAAGACTCAGCCAGGAATGGTGGCAGTGCCGCCTTACTTCAAAGAGCTTGCAGCAGCCGCACAAAAGAAACGAACCTTTGACGCCCAGGTAACACAAGGAGGCATGCAGTAAAATGTCATTTGAAAATTTAGGTCCTCTCGTACAGCAACCATCCTCAACAGACCTCTCGTTTATTGCAGGCACAGGCGGCGTCACAGCAGGACAGTTCGTCTATATCAGCGGACCAGGCACGGTTTCCCCAACCACAGGAGCTCAAGAATGGGTAGGCATCGTTAAAGTCGGCGCAGCAGCAGGCAAAATCTGCACAGTAATGACTGGCAAAGTAAAAGCCAGAATCACAGCCAGCGGCACAATCAACCCAGGCGACCTAGTAATCTCAGCTGCAGGCGGAGTAGGAGTAACCAACAACACCCCAACAACCAAACACTGCCTATGCGACACCGGCGCATCTAACGGCGGCCAAGCAATAGTAATTCCCTAACTCCAATCTTTCAAGTTTGGACTCGTCAAGTCGAGAAAATTCTAAAATAAAAAGTAAAGGAGAAATCAAGAAATGAGTTTTGCACCAGATCAAGTAACAATGGATGATAGTCCAGCCATTCAATACCCAGAATTGCACCAAAAAATCCTTCAGATGGCAACCAACGCCATGATATTTGCCAAGCTCTTTGTTCCAGACCCAATCATCAAAGGACGCACCCGAACCTACGTCAAAGAAGCAGGCAACGTAGCAATCGGCATTCAAAGAAAAGGCATCTCAGCACCCGCAGTACTAGACTTCACCCCATTAACAAGCGTCAGCATCACCCCTGACACTTACGGCGAAGAAGTCGAAATCCCAATAGAAATGATCACTGACTTCGAACTCGGCGTAGTTGATACTCAAATGATGCGTCTGGCGTTCCGCACGATGTATCAAATAGAGCTAGACAGCTGGACCGCAATAGATGGCGCGGGGGCAGCGAACGGCAACTCTTTTGCAGGCACGGGAAACACAATCAGCGTCACAGGCTCAACAATAACTGTCAGCGGCGGCGTAGGTCTTGAAGACCTAAACAAAATGAACCGACTCATAAAACAACACAACTTCATAATGAAGTACATCGCAATCAACCCAATCCAAGAAGAATCCCTGCGCAACTTGCCTTACCCCAACTTGTTCCGCGAAGTCACCAACCCGCTGACCAATGAAGTTGAACAAAAACTCGGCATATGGACACTGCTCGTCAGCAATCTTGTTCCCGCAGGCACAGTTTACGGCATCAGCGACGGCCAAAACCCAAACAACAACTACGCACCCATGGGTTTCATGGTAACCAAACAAGAAATCACAACCGACATCGACATCCAGAAACGGCTTCGCAAAATTATCCCGTTCACAAGCTACCGCAAAACACCCTACGTGGCAAATGGCTTCTGCGTATGCAAATCCACGGGCTACTCAACCAGTTAAACGATTATTTGTTTGCTCCAGTCTTTTGAGTCTGGAACCGTAAAGCCGGCTTCAAATTAACCAATTCACGGAGACTTTTCATGTCAACTTATCCAGCTTTCACTTCGCTAGAGGAAGTTATTGGCTTTCTAAATGCGACGGGACCTGATGGAAACAGCAATTATCTTGTTTACGGTCTTTCTGTTTCAAGCAACAGCGTCCAAGCATACGTTAACTATGCGAACACTTTCATAGGCAGCTTTGCGCCCAGCGTAGCATCGACGGATCCGCGTTACCTGTTTGCGAAGTTAGCCGCACTTGACCTTGCATGCATGGCCGTTTTAGTTGCCGCGAGCGGCGGGATGCTGTTGGGCGCGGCAGATTACAAGCTGGGCGATTTATTTGTAACTAAGGGCACGGTTGGAAAATTCTCGTTTGAAAGTGCAGTGCAAAGCTTCCAAGACAGTTTTACCCGAAATATGGCGAATCTTTCAACTGGAGCAGTAAGCGCTCAAGCTCGCCTAGGAAATGAAGTTCCACATTACAGGGGACGGTGGCGTTAGGAATGGCAAAGCGAAAACTGAGGCTTCTGCTTATCCCCCTTGCTATAGCGCTTTTCGTGATAGGTTGGCTTCTTTATTATTTCGGTAATAGAAAACGGAGGAAAACTTAGACGTCGACTAATCAAGCCTTAACGGTTTCTGAGTCGCTGCAGGAAAATTGGAGCCTATCAAATCCGTTGGCTGCTGCGAATATTTTGTGGCCTACGACTCGTATGGATGCAATTGGGATTACTCAGGGAAAAGGACCCTTGCAAGTAGCCGTCTACAACGCAAGCCCAAGCAAGCAAGTTGACGCCCTTAGCCGCGAATGCTATCTAGTTACTGAAAAACTTGTCGTCGACATAATTGTTGTTAACGCAAGCCAAAGCACAGCTGATTTAGCGACTGCAGAATCCACTTTGGAGGCATTGCAGGCTGAAGTCACTCGTATTATTCACTTGCAAGACCCAAACTACGTGGTAACCGGAGAGCCGATTCACAGTAACGCAACTGAAGTGACCCGCGTTATGATCAACGTTGACGCCGTTTACTTCAGCATTTCAAGTTAGTGGGCAGGTGAAGTAAATGGCAGAACAAAAAAGGGCGGCAAACCAAAAGTTTAAGACAAAATTTAGCACTTGGGTTGTGACTTACAAAAACGGCTCTCAGGTTTTGGTAGAGCACAGGGTAACGAAAATAGCTTAGACCGACACTAAGGTGAAAAAGTACGAGCATTTCTATTCAGGTCAATTTATCAAATTTCGACGCGCTGAGCAGCTGCTTTGAATGCCTCTGTGAGCAGTACCCGGAAGCTGTCAGGCAGGCAATGATGAATGTCGCTCAGGATATTTTGGCTACGGCAAACACGTTAGTTCCAGTAAGAACGGGATATTTGAAAAGCACAATAGCAATCGAGCAGCCAGGCAATTTTCAAATTAAAGTCA